GCATGTCATAAATTTCTCGACTACGCATGAGGGGGTTATGTCTAACATTGCGCCCGGCGATTACATCAAAGTGGCAATGGACGAAACAGAATATGACCAGTTCAACAATGGCGCAGTAACGCCAGAAGGCGCATTAGTCAGTACGAAAGCATTAGCCGATGGCTCCTACAACGTGGTCGCATGGGATGGAACGGAAGGAACGCCACCGGCTGACGCGACATTGACTGTTAGCAACAGCGGAACGACTGCAACGCCTACGGGCGTGGTTTTCACTGTAAAAATCGCAAGCACGCAAATGCGCGTTTATCAAATTGAACGAATTACGTCAGGAGACGATGGATTGTTTACAATTGAAGCAATGCACATGCCCGTCAATAGCAGCGGCGTTTTGGAAGTCGCTGACGGCTTCGATACCGCTAGTAATTGGAGCATCACCTAGCCATGGCAACGACATTTCCCAGTATCACACCAACTAGACGCAGCTTTGTTGCGCCAACATGGCCGACCAAAACACAGGCATCGCAGTCTGGTGTGATCACTCGCAGGCTGTGGGGCAGCAGGCCGAGCCAAGCCAAACTTAGCCTGACATTTGGCAACATCAACGACACCAACACAGCAGCAATCCTCAGCGCATACACCAGCGCGAAAGGCTCAGTCGATAGCCTCACGCTGCCAACCCAGATGTTTGCTGGAGCGGATGCGACATTGCAAAGCTGGCTGAATGCCAGTGCCACAGGTGCGGGGCTGTTGTGGTGTTTTGCCGAAGGCACCTCGCCACAAGTCGAAAGCGTTGCCCCAGGCCGCTCCAATGTGGCTGTTGAATTGACCGCCGAGCTTAGAATGAGCTAACAGGAGCGCATAATGGCAGTTACCAGCACAACAGGCAATTTTGAGATTACCGGGCTCAACTCGACGGTTGTAGTTCGTGATGCGAGCATTGATATTTCAAGGGACACGCTGGAAACCACAAACTTAGGTGAATCCAGCAGGGCATATGTGACGGGGTTGCGTGGCGCGTCAGGTAGTGCGACTTTGTTATATGAAAACAGTCTGCTTGATGATGTCTACGCCAAAATCAATACCGATTCGCAAAGTAGTATTACCGCAACACTGACGCTGACCACAGGCAAAACGATTTCAGGCAGTGTGCTGATCACAAGTGTGGGCTCAACCGTGACTGTGGGTGATATTACAAGTACAAATGTTGCATTTACGTTTACTGGTGGCCTAACTATCTCCTCGACGTAATGGCAGTCCTCGGCACATTCGGCAAAGTCGTATTTAACCGTTCCGCGCCTACGCCCGTTGCGGTTGATATTACTGCGCTTAATCAAGACAAAAATATCATTTCGCTGACGACAACAGGATTCCGCAGTGGTGACCTGGTTGAGGTTGCTAGCGCCAATAATTGGCCGAACGCAAATTCAACAGATCCACCTTTGATCCCGACGTACGCGGACATTGCAGGCAATGAAACTTATTCTGAGCTTGTTGATTACAGCACGCCATATCCATCGGCGTTGCTTGGGTCTTTAACCGTTCCATACACCAACCGTTTATACGTGCATGTTGATGTTCTAAATCGGTTGTCCTTTTACCGTTCGCGGGGTGCAGCTCTTGCTGGCATCAACGATGCAACAAGAGAAGACATTGACCGGTCAGATTTTGCGACTGGCACGACAACAGCACTTGAGCTCCGTTTAGTCAATGAATGGAAGCTAGAGGCATGTTTACAAGGATGGAGTTTGAACTTAAATTCAAATGAAATCGACACTACTGGTCTTGGGGACAAGTTTTTTGATGGTGTTAAATCATTAGTACAAGGCGGTGGTTCGTTCGATTTCTTGGTTGAGCGCGATGCAAGCGACACTCGTAACACAGCAATTATCAGCCAAAGTCGATACGCGAATGCACGTTGCTTTGTTGACGTAGATCAAAACATAACTTACCTCGATGCAGATATTGTCGGCACTGCTGGCAGTATTGCAAATTACGGACCGAACTACAATGATTCGAGCTTAGATGCAGGTGTGACAGCCTACGATAACGCAGACATTACGCCACGCAATGAAATTGCGGTTTGGTCAGCTCAAGCATTGGCAAAAGTTGGCACCAGCAATCTATTGCGATTGCTTTTGAATACCAATGAACAGGCTGAAGCTGAGGCGCAATTCTGGATGATTGACAGTGATGCGTTGAGCCGAGATAGCTACAGCAACGGGTTAGAGCCTGGGGATCTCTACTACAAAGCGCAAATCATGCTTACGAGCAGTGCGGTGAGCGTTCGAGCGACAGATGTTATTTCTGGGTCAGCAAACTTCGTGACTGTAAGAGAAGTAGACTTGATGGAAGGTTAGTTTTGCTGTTATGACGCTCAAAATCACCCATAAGCACGCCACCACAACCGGGGCTCTTCCCACGGCAAGCGACATCGATGTGGGCGAACTCGCAATTAATGCAGCAGACGCTGAACTATACACGAAAGATACCTCAGGCGAAATCAAGAGGTTTGCCGCAGTTGGAAAGGCTCTTTATGATTCAAGCGGGACTTTGATCGATCCCAAAATCCCTACCGGTGTTTTCTATGAAACTTCTGAATATCACGAAGGCTTATCATTAGGCGGGGCTTGTTATAAGGTCTGCGCGAGCAATAGCGCCTCTGATATGGGGCGTACTTTTTACACCTATGTTGACCATGTACTGCCAACCGGCCAAGTCTTAAAATTAATTCCAGATGAACTAAATTCTGTCAAAGCCTCTCAATGCGGTGTAAAATATTCTAACCCGCTAGACGGTGGGAGCGATGACACTGCAAAATTACAAGCTGCTACTAATTTTGTTTTTGATGTATCTGGAAGCTTTACAAGTTCTGGCGATGTTGATCAACCTAAAGGCTCTGTTGTTTATATCGAAGGCACGATCTTCATAACTGACACGATTTTTTCAAGATCTGGGCGGGTTACATTCATTGGAACAAACTGGAGATCTACGGGGTTCCGCTGGGCCGGAGCAGAGAGCACGCAGCCGATGTTCAACATGGGCTATGCGTCAACGGGTGGTTTTAGGGACGTGGGAATTGTCGCCAACAGCTCGGCTGATAATCGAGCTGCTTATTGCGTGGCATCTGATTTTACGGATCTAGGCTTCGAGTTTACCCGCGTTTATTTAGGAGGTGCGCGATATGACTTGTTTTTGCTATTTAAGAGTTTCGCTCTTCAAGTGCAAAACGCCGGAAGTGGCTACGCCAACGGTTCGAGATTGGCAACGACTGGAGGCGCTGGCAGTGGGATGTTGGTTGAAATTGGAGTCAACAGTTCCGGCAACGTCACTACTGCGAAGTTGAGTCACATTGGTGACTTTAAGTATTCTCCCGCGCTAGATTCAAATTCACTTAATGATGGCACAACCGTCACTGATTATCTACTGAATGACGTTATCACTGTCCAAGGTGGTAATGGGGATGCCACTCTTAAGTTGATCACCGTTCCTCGCGATAATGCAATAACGAACCTTACATTTCAAAATTGTTTTCTCGCTATCGCTTCTGACCAAAACGGTTATGTTGTCAAATGCGAGGCAGGAGCTGGAGGGAAGCGACCAATCAACTTCGCGAGTTGCACAGTCATCGCCAATAATGCTGACTCATCAAAAGCAGGAGGTTTGTTGAATGCCACAGCAGCTACAAATAATGGTTTTGCCGTTAATGTTCACAGCGGTCGGATTGAGTATCAAAAAGAAAACTCAATCTACGAATCTACAAACTTTGCATTAGTAAATGTTGACTGCGATTCAACCTCTGCAAGCACACGTACAAGTATTAAGCTCTCAGGTTGTGTTGGTTTTATTAGTGATATAGGTTTTCAAGACGCTTACATTGCTAGAGGTACTAAATCAGGATCTATTTCGTTGACTTATGATGGAAATCTTAGCGGGTTTGGAGGAATATATTACTCAGACGTCTCTGAGGATTTTGCGCCTAAGTTGGCATCAACGGCATCAGTATCAAATGCTGGCGGGTTGTTTAATGATGTTCAATTTGGGAAATCATCACTCATCTCCGCAGATTATGCAACCAGGACTACATCTAACGATGGTTGGTGGATTGACCGGGGAGACCTTGTTCTCACTAGCGATGGGGAAGGCGATTACCTAACACCTGGCATTGAAGACGATTCAATTTATTCTTTTTCTTCAACTGGGTTCCAATCTGTAGGCAAAGCCAATGGTCTAGTTAATACAACGAATTTGACTGCTTTTCGTGTTGACGGCAGTGAAGACGAGAACTTTGGTGCAATTCGGTTGC